AAGCTCTACGCGCAGCCAAAAAAGGACTGGTCGGCACCGGAATTGGTCGAGTACTCCAGCAACCAGTTCGAGGCCGCCATCTATGCGGCCGAATATCGGGCCGATCGCGGCAGCGCGAACGCTCCGGCACGCACGTCGCTGAACCTCATCGGCGGCAGGTAATTCACTCAAGGAGAGCACCATGGCAGATGCGGCGACAGTGACCAAGCTATTCGAGGACAAGGAGAAGGTGGTCTATCACGTCACGCTGTTGTCCTCGGACGGCGGCGGCGAAACCGAGACCATCATCGCCGACAAGAGCACTCTGGTGTCTCGGGACGGCGTAACCGAGCCGCACTCCCTTCCGCTGCTCGACTTGCGCGCCTCCGTGCAGGGTTTCTCGAAGATCGCCCTGATCTGGAAGCACACGTCGAACGTGAATGCCGCCGTGCCGGCCTCCGGAAACTATATGGAGGACTACGGCGCACTGAGCGACGGCAAGGGGAAGCTCGATACGGGATCCGGAAGCACCGGCGACCTGGTGCTCACCACCTACGGCGCCACCAGCGGCGCGAGCTACGACTTCACCGTGACTCTGAGGAAGGCGTAATGACGCCAAGAAGGTTCGCCCGCGGCCGTTTCGGCGGCGTGCGCGGACTGCCGCCGTGCATGATCGAGCGCGCGATCGGCAACCTGTTCGGCAGCGGTTCCAGAAGGCGCGCGCTGCTCGACGGCATGCCGATCGCCGCCGATCTCCTCACGACTGTAGTACCGCAGCGCGGCACCCTCACCCCTTCCTTCGTTCGCGCCACCACGGCCACCGAAAAGGACTTCGAGGGCCGGCAATACACGGCGCTGGCAGGCGAGGCGCGGTTCAGGGGTGTGCGGCGGACTTATAACAGACTCGCATCAGGCAGCACCGAGGATGTGACGAACGCTGCGTGGGCGAAGGGTGGAACGGCTGGAACTCCGAGCGCGAACACATTGACGCTACCCGCCGACAACGATCACATTCGGCAGCAGATCGTTGTCCCTGTCGGTCAATCTGTTCTGCTGCAAGCCAAGTTGTCGGGCACCGGCACCGTAACGATCGTGTGGAGCAACTGTAGCGGAATGGCTGACGTGACGGTCACGCTGACCTCTATACCGACAACGTATAATGGTCTTGGTGTAGTGACTTCGGCGAATCCAAGTTTCTACATAATCCGTCGTGCTGGAAATACCGCAACATCGGTGACGGTCACAGAGTTGATGGCGCTGGATGTTACTGGTTGCTCTGATCAAACGACCTTGCGCGAATACGTCAGCGTCGGCGCGGTGCAGCGGAACCTAATTAAGTTCAGCAATCAACTCAATAACACCAGCGGAACTACGTTGGGCTGGACACAAGCATCGACGCCCTCGCCGGTACAGGATCGCGTAGGCCCAACGGGTGTATCGGCGCAGGGCTGGACGCTGACCGACAACTCAGCGGGCAACACCGAAACGATTTACGCCACCCACAGCCTTGCGGCAGGAACCTACACGCTAACGGCGTATGTGGCAAAAACTGTTGGCGCGCAATCCAGCTACCCGCTGATTTACACTGGTTTCGGTGCTGGCGGGAAAGTGGCAAGTTGCACCGTCGATACGACGAACGGAGTAGCTACCGTCTGGACGGCCATGACCGGCTATACGGTTGTTGCGTCGTCAGCAACATGTACAAGCCACGACGCTAATTGGTGGAAGGTGTCGCTTACTTTTGCGGCAACTACAGACACCTGGTATTCACAGCTTGTCCCAGCCGGAACAACTGTGGCAAACCAATCAACCGGCACGGCAGATGTGGCCGCTCAAGGCTCTGCCGGCTTCGCCTGCGCCCAGCTTGAACTCGGCAGTGTAGCAACCGCCTATCAGGACGTAGGCGCAACCTACGTCTATCACGGCTCCTGCGTCGATGGCGTCAAGTGCTTTGCGACTGACTACAGCGGCAACCCGCTGCCCACTTCCGACAGCGCGACCTATCCGGCGCTTGGGTATCACCCCGAACCGCTGGGGATCAACGTATGCACCTACAGCAACACATTGACAAGCTGGAATCCCGCAGGCACACCAGCAGCAACACAGAACGCTGTAGGTCCGAACGGCCAAGCCAACTATGCATGGACGCTGACAGATAATGCTGCCGGTGTCATAGAGGGGGTGAGTGCAATAGCGGCCACGCTTACGGCCGCGCCTTGGACAGCCTCCGTGCTTATTGCCAAAACTACCGGACCGCAAGCTGCATATCCAGTGCTGTTCTTCTATTTGAACGTCGGCACAACAAATCTAGTCGCCTGTACTGTAGATACAAGTAACGGAGTTGCAACCCTCTGGTCAGCCTACACGGGTTTCACAGTGGCCCCAACCGGTGCTGTGTATTGCCGCAGCTATAACGATTCGTTTTGGGAAGTTGGCTTGTCGCAGACAGCAACGGCGGTGGCGTACAAGTTCGACGTATATCCAGCCGCAACCACAAACCCGACGCAATCAACTGGAATCGTTGACACGACCCTCCAAGGTTCTGGCGTCTTCTGTGATGCGCAGATCGAACTTGGGACGAAGAGAACGTCATACATCGCCACCGGAGCCACCGCCGTCCAGCGCGATGCTGATGTCCTGACCTACACCGGCGCCGATGTTGCGAACATCAAGACGCTGCATGTGGATAGCTTCCGGCGCGAGAGCGGGGTTTCTGCTCTCGCGACCGTCGCTGCACTAAGCGATGGAACGAGTAATAATTTCGCGCACATATATCTTGCAAACGCTACGGTAAGCGCGTTTTCTGGAAGCGTTGGAGGGGTACAGCAATGGGTGCAGGCAACATCCGACGCCTACACCCCCGGCACCCAAAGCAAGGCGTCATTCGCGGCGTTGACCAACGACATCAAGATGGATTTCAACGGCGTGGCGCAAACCCCCGACACATCGGCCAGCGTCCCAGCACCGACCAAACTCGAAGTCGGCTGTCTCGCTGGCCTGTACCAACTCAACGGCACCGTCCGTGGCATCTATGCCGACACGAAGACCCATTCGCAATCCGAACTTGGAGCGATCGATCGATGAGCATCTACCACGTCATCATCGCGGCAGAACGCCGCACCGCAATGGCCGAAGCCCTCGGCCAACTGGTCCCGGTACGGATTCAGGCAACCGACTTCGCCGGACAACTTCACGCCAAGGGCGAGTCCCTTGGAGACGGCTACGCCGCCGATCCGCAGATCATCTACGCCGCCGAGTGGGACGGTCAATCGCCCTACATCACGGTTCTCAAGGGCGACAACTCGACGCTGATGCTGCGGTATGCCGGCTGGCCGACGATCACCCAGGAGGAATTCAATGCGCAATCCCCTGCTCCATAAACCGCTCGCCGGCGCCGACCGATCGGAGAGGGTGGCACCGTGACCCCCCAGACCATCATCACCCTGGCGCGCGATCCGCTCAACGACACGACGAGCTCTGCCTATCGTCAGTCGAACGACGAACTGGTGCGCGCCGTCAATGCCGGCATCAAGGAAGTCTCGATCATCCTTCCGGCGCTCTTCACCAAGGTCAATGCCTTCACCTGTGCCAATGGGGCCGAGCAGACATTGAGTTTCACGACTGACCAGCAGCTTCTCGATGTGCTGTGCATCACCAACGGCGCCGCCCTGACACGGTTCAATCGCGCCGCTCTCGATGCCTACAAGCCGGCCTGGCGCGGCGATACCAAGTCTGCGGCGCAACAGTGGTGCCCGATCGAGGGCGAGCCCTTGCGTTTCCTCGTCTATCCGCCGGCCAATGCCGGGCAGAGCCTCGATGTCAAGAGCGTGCGCGTGCCGGGCACCTACGCGCTGGACGACACGATCAGCGAGCTTCCCGAATCCCTTGAGCCGGCGCTGGCGCGGTATGTGATCCATTGGGCCGAGAGCAAGGATGACGAGCACGTCAACTCGGGGCGCTCTGAACTCAGCTACAAGGCCTTTGTCGCGCTCATTACACCCGGAGCCAACGCATGACTACCATCACCTACAAGGCATCCAACAACGGCAACAGCACGCTGGCCGGCGCCCTGACGGCGCTCTCGACCTCGGGCTCTGTCTATACCGGGCAGGGTACGCGCTTCCCGACCATCAACGACGGCGGCGCAACAACGGACGAATACACCAAGCTGACGCTGCAGAAGGCAGACGGTACCAAGGAGATCGTCCACGTGGTGCGCCACGACGCCGGCACCGACGCCTTCACGATCGGCGTGCCGGGCACGAATACGGCTGACGTGGCCGGCCGCGGGCAGGAGGGAACCAGCGCAACTACCTGGTCGATCGGCGACATTGTTTCGTGCCGACCAACCGCCAGTCTGATGCAGGCCGCCGTGAATCTCGGCGCCACAATCGCCGGCGCTACCGCGAAGGCAGCGCCTGTCGATGCGGATAGCCTCGGGATCAGCGACAGCGAGGACGTCGATGGTGTCAAGAAGACCACCTGGGCGAACATCAAGGCGGCGCTCAAGACGTATCTCGACACACTGTATCTGTCGCTGACCGGCGGCACCATGACTGGCGACCTGACCATGGGTGCCGGCAAGAAGATCATCTTCAAAGGCACGACGGATGATGCCTTCGAGCTCACGATCGACCCGGGAGATCCCACGGCTGATCGCACGCAGACCCACCAGGATGCGCCTGGCACGATCGCATTGATCGGCGTCAAGGAGGTCATTGGCTGCTTCCCGGTAGGCGCGATGAAGGTGCCGGTGACCAGTGGCGCGGCTCCGCTGGCGTGGGACGAATCGACGACCCACAAGGTGATGACGGGCTACATGGCCTTCGACAAGGACGCCATCGAGTACGCGCAGTTCTCGTTCCGCGCACCCCAAGCGCTCGATAAATCGGCCGGCTTCAAGGCCTTGTTCATCTACAAGGAGGCTGGCAGCGCGACGTCGCACGATTGTGTGTGGCAGATCGAAATGCAGGCCCAAGGCGACGGCGATACCATCGATAGCGCATGGGGAACGGCCGTCACCGTGACCGATACCAGCGCCAGCGGCAAGCGGCAGATCTCGCCCGAGACGGCCGCGATCACGCCGGGCGGATCCTGGGCGGCCGGCGACGAGATCATTGTCCGGGTTTCGCGCAAGGCGACCGATGGGGCCGACACGCTGGATGTTGACGCGCATTTGATCGAGGTCGTGCTGATGGCGACTTATGCCGTGAGTACGGAACCGTAGCCATGATGGTGAATGCGCTCTGCGGGTTTGGGGGAAAGCTGCTTGCGGCCCCGTTCAGTCGCGTCGCACTATACGCGACAGATAATTCGCTCGTAATTCCAGAAGACAACTCTGGGCAGGTTCGGATCAAGGTATGGGGTGCCGGAGGCGGAAGCTCGACTACATACGGATCAAGTGGGGGCGGCGGCGGTTTCGCGCAAGGCGATGTGACTGTAGTGCCAGGACAGACACTACAGATCAAAGTGGGCGCGGGGGGTTCTAGCAGCGCGTACACCGGAACTGGTGGCGGCCTCTGCGGGGTCTTCAATACTTCTGTTGCACAGGGCAACGCCATGGTTATCGCCGGCTCTGGCGGCGGCGCTGGCTATGCCTATTCGGGATCGGATGGCGGCGCCGGCGGTGGTAGTTCCGGCGCGGCAGGCACGTCAGACGGCGGAGGTACTGTTGGCCAGGGCGGATCGCAAGTGGCTGGCGCGTCTGCTTTATATGGGGGCGCTGGGTCAGGCTTCGGGGGGAATGGTGGAGACGGCTATTGGGGGGGCTACGGAGCCGTGAACTACGCGGGCGGCGGAGGTGGCTCTGGCTTTGTTTCAGGCGACAACACGATAAATACCGCAGGAAGCGGAACAGTCGTTGCAAATGCGGGCGACGCGGATTATCCGGGTAGCGTTGGGTACGCCGGGCAACACGGATACGTTGTCATCTATTACTGACATGGCGATGATCCGCATCACCCCATTCAGCGGCATGATCCCGCGCATGGGAAGCCGCCTGCTGCCCAATGAGGCTGCGCGGTCGGCATCCAACGTCAAGCTGCAGTCGGGCGAATTGCGCCCCCTGCGCAATCCAGCGCTGACCTATACGCCGGCATCGCCCAAGACCAATCCGGCGTCGTCTATCTTCAAGGCGCGTAGCGGTACGCTGTCGTCGGCGTGGTTCTCCTGGCCAACCGATGTCGATTGCGTGCGTGTTCCGCTATCGACTGATGTCGAATCACGCTTCTGCTGGACTGGTGACGGCCAGCCGAAGATGGCGACCTACACCAACGCGGTATCAGGCGGGGCCGACAACTACCCGCTCGCGGCAAATGAACTCGCCCTCGGCATCCCGGCCCCACAGACAGCCCCAACCGTTTCGCCGTCAGGCGGCGTCGGGTCGGCTGCTACCCGCTTCTACTGCTACACCTTCTACTCGGCGCTGGGCGAGGAATCGGCGCCGTCGCCGATCTCCGCTGAGACAGTCGGCAAGGTCGACGACACCTGGGCGCTTTCCGCGATCGATGTCGTGCCGCCGAATTCCGGCGACATCACGGCGCTGACCTACACCGGCAAGTCGGTAACGATCACCACGACGAACCTGCATTACAACCGCGTCGGCGAATCTGTCACGATCGCCGGCGTGACCACCGTCACGAACGTCAACGGAACCTGGGTGCTGACGGCGATCAATGCCGCGTCGAAGACCATGACCTTCACGGTCACCAGCAACCCGACCGGTGCCTACAACAACGCCACCGACACGACAGACACATGGACGCGCAAGGTGCCGTGGAATACGTCGGGCATGATCAAGCGCGTCTATCGCACGACCGGAGCGAGCGGTACATGGGAATTGCTCGATGCAACCGGCGTCGCTGCGGCGACGACAACCTACAACGACACGATTACCGATATCAATCTCGCCGGCGACGAACTGATCACCGATGGATGGCTGCCGCCTCCGGTCGGCTTGACCGGGCTCTGCGTACATCCTTCGGGCTCACTGCTGGGCTTCGTGGGAAATCTCCTGTGCGCCTCCGAGCCCTATCAACCGCATGCGTGGCCGGAGGTCTATCAACTGGCCAGCGGCTACAACGGCGTCGGGCTGGCGGTATTCGGCACGACGGCTGTCATGGCGACAGCTGGTATGCCGTTCGTTGCCACCGGCGTGGATCCGGCATCGATGTCTGGCGAGGACGTTCAGGGAATGTACCCCTGCCTTTCCAAGCGCAGCGTGATCAGCGTCGGCGATGGCGTGCTGTATTCATCGAGGCATGGCGCTGTCTATGTTGGCGCCAGCGGCGTGAGGATCTTCACTGATACCTGGTACACCCTCGACGAATGGGAGACATTGAACCCTGAAACGATGATCTTCGCCACGGCGAACGGTCGCGTCTACGTCGCCTACACCGCTGACGATGGTGTCGGCGCCATGCTGATATTCGATGGTTCGGCAGTGATCGGCGTCTCGATGCCGGTGACTGAACTCTATGCCGACGTATCCAGCGGCGAGCTCTACATCACCAACTCGACCGGGATTCTGCTGTGGGACTCCGCAAGCAAGACGCCGCTGCAGGGCAACTGGCGCAGCAAGGAATTCGTGTTTCCGAAGCCCATCAACATCGGCGCCGGCAAGATCGACTTTGATCTGGCGGCCAATCCAACTGCAATCGCGGCGCTGACGGCGGCAATTGCAGCGATCGAGGCCGCCAACGCGGCGCTGTTCCCGTCGCCGGCAAGCGGACCACTGACCGCTCCCATGTCCGATGCAATCGGCGGAGGCTATGGCGACGACGACTATGGCGAGATCCACATCAACGGATCAGCCATCACGATTCCGCCAGACAACCCGGCGAGCAACCAGGTCACGGTCAC